AGTGATAGCTTTCTCTGTCAAACCATGCTCATCGATAAAATAAACTGGCACATTGTCTTGCGCCTTTTTAAGCTTAGGGCTTATGAACCATGCTTTAACGCATATTTGCCGTATGTCGCGCTTCAACCATTTGATCTGCATCCGCGCCTTTTCAAGATCCGTTGCACCGACCATCAGCCATCCTCCCCAAATGCTTCCAAAACAGGAGTGCCATCTGGAACGCTATCAATCTGTTTTAACGGCAGATCAGTCGGCATCTCAAAGTATGTTTTGCAACTTGGGCATTGAATGACATATGCAAACGCGCCGCAAAAATGCCCACCGCCGCCACAGTCACACATCAAGTCCATGCAAAGATCGGTACCCTTCCATTGAACAAAAGTTCGCATCACTTTTTCCTCCTCTGTATCCCTTCATCGATAAACACCTGCTCCATCATGTACCAACACGCACCGAGCCAAACGGCAAAAAATAAAAACACCAATGCAAAATCTAAAAGCATCACTCTTTCTCCGCTAAATGTTTGCAATCATTAATATAATCTTGCAAGGTTTTACCTTCTAAAACAAATTTAGCGAGCGTCCCCGCGTCGTCCCAACCGCATGGTAATGTAACGTATCCTGAATATTGACCATCACAATATTCTTGTAATGCTTCCCGCAGCCGTTCAATCTCTTTCGCCGCCTCTTGATCAATATTGTCTTGGCAGCAGTGGCGGTTCATCAGCCGTTCAACAATGTCCATCATTCTTTCTCCAATGCTGTTTCCAATACCGTATCTGTAATAAGATTGACTTTTTTACCGTCTCGTATGTTTCTCTGTTTTCATAAAGACCGCAATTCCAACCGAATTTCATTCCATTTAAATATTGCATATCTGCATTGGCATCTTTCTTATCTAGTTCTCTTTCCAGCTTCTTAATTTTTCCCCTCAGCCGTTCTATTTCGTCAGCAGCAACATGGTTCATGGTCGGCTCAACGATCACAGATGATTCTTCGGGCCATCCATATGTAGGGCGGTAACTGCGAAGCTTATCAACAATATCCATCACTCTTCCCCCGTTGGTTTAGTAAATGTCCCGTGCTCAAACAAGTTTTTAACAATTTGATCCGTTGTTTGGTTGACCAAAAGTTTTTGCACAATGACTTCAAATTTTTTAATGTCCCCACGCAGTTTCTCAATTTCTCTTTGCGCTTGACTTAAAGCCATAATTGCGGCGCTGTCTGTGTCTTTCCAATTTTTTATATATTCGCGCAATTGCTCAATCTCGTCAGCGGCTTTTTCGTACCAGCATGTTCCGCTCATTGGGAATGATTTTTCCAGCGCCGATAATTCACGCAATTTTTCAACGATATCCATCATTCTTGCTCCCCTAATGCTTTGCAGCAGATTTGATACGCTTTCCATGAATCGTCTGGCGTATCGCCCAATCCATGAATTTCACGCAACGCTTCACGCAACTGTTCAATTTCCATTTCAGCCCATGTTAAACACATGGCACAATCCGTAATTGTTTCTTCATATTTTTTTACGGTTGAATGTGCATCCATCAAATTAGAATGCAATTCACTAAGGCGTTCAATGATATCCATTTGATTTCCCCTTTCTGTTGACATAGAACCACAATCAACATATAGTTGTCAAGCAATAGTTTAAAAAGGTTTATAAAAAAATGACGCATAAAGTTGCTACACGGGTTATTAACAAACTTGGTGGCGTTCGCGCTGTATCGTTGATGTTGGGTTTATCCCCACAAGCGATTTATCGTTGGACATGGCCTAAAGAGAACTTTGGCGGAGGGGGCTTGATTCCTCATCGCCGCCAGTTAGAACTTATGGTCGCTGCGAAACAACGCGGTATCGAATTGAAACCCGACGATTTTTTTCCGAAAGGCCCACCAAATGCCTCCGAGATACAGAGTAGCCCCAAAGAAGGATAGGACGATCTGCGGTATTGTTTTTGACAGTAAAACGGAGGCGATGCGTTTTGTTGATTTAAACATGCGGCAAAAGGCAAAAGAGATCCATCACCTTGAATTGCAACCGGAATTCAAAGTCTTTATTAACACTCAATTGTATTGTCGGTATACCGCCGACTTCCGGTATTTTGATGATACGTTGGGAAAATGGGTCATTGAGGATGTCAAAAGCAAAGGCACAATGATGGACGCTGCGTTTAAACTTCGGAAGAAGGCGGCGGAACTGTATCACGGGATTGAAATTACTTTGTTCGTCGATGGGAAATCGTTGACAAGGCCTAAAAAACGCCCTAGGGTGAAAAAAGTAGCGCCCCCAGAATGAACTGGAGGCGCATCAATGGAGTTGCGGGGCTACCAACCCCTAATTCCTGATAACGCTGGGAAATTATCGGAACTGCCCCCTTTATACGGCACCCGTAATCTCCCCGTCAACCTTGGAGTTACGTTATGTCGCATAAAGCTACCACATGGGCATGGTCCCAAAAATCAATTTCATACATGTCAAAGATCGTGCTGCTCGCACTCGCTGATCGGTATAACGCCGACACGGGTGATTGTTTCCCGTCTATTAGACGATTGGAAACGGATTGTTGCATGTCCAAAAGTAGTATTTTGCGGTCTGTTGATGAGTTGGAGAAGGCGGGTTTGATTACCGCCCATGAACGCCGTGATAAACTTGGGCGCAACAAATCCAATCAATACGAATTGCATTTAGATAATAATTCACCTGAACTGAAATTATGTCAGGAGGAGGGTGTCAATGAGCAACCCTCAGGGTATCCAATAGACACCAAGGAGGGTGTCTATCAGACACCCGAACCTGTAATAGATAACCTTAGATTGACTACGTCAATCAATGAGGGGGCCGCCAGAATCCTATCATCCATAATTGATGATGGTCATGCTTTTTGGGACGAGGCGGTTGGAGCGTTGTTAACATTCGGGATTGTGGAATCCACAGCCCGCACATTCACGGGGCGGTGTTTGAAATGGGCAAAGGGGGATCAAAAGCGCGTCATGCAGGCGTATGAGGCGGCTCTTGAGAAGCAACCACGAGATCCCATCGCGTACATCTCCAAGATTTTAACCAGTAAACAAGGGGGACTGGAACAAAAGAGGATGGATTACGAGGCGGCTATTGCCGCGATTGACATAAATTCTGACAATTTTTCAAAGGCGTGGATGTATGACTCTGAAGCCGATAAGTCCAATCGAGTTAGCGCAAAAGATAGCGGGTTGCTACAGCCTGACCCTTTTGCCGAACCCAAACCAGTACATACAAGCCCTGTCGGAAGTCCTGACGGGGTACGAGCAGAAAGTTCTACGGGGTCTCAACGACCCAAAAACGGGTATCTTGGCGAAATGCAAATACCCTCCCTCAATAGCGGAAGTCGTTGAATTGGCGGAAGCTATCAACAAACCAAGGAGTAAAAACTTTGTTTAGTCAAAACGATATGGACGGCCTAAATAAATTTCGTGAACAAGTTAGTGAGTTTACGAAAGCGAAACCTCGCAAGATTTTGCAATGGTCAAAGCAAAAGGAAAACAAACTGAAGAAACTGTATGTCGAAGAAGGGCGGACGATCCATGCGATTGCCCGTATGCTTGGCGGCAGGGAATACGAAATTGCGGAGGCAATTGAACGTTTTGGTTTCGCAAAGGAACCAATCAAGCTTGTCCCACGCCCACACCCGATGAAGGGGCAAAAGAGGGGTGAATATATCCCGAAATGGGCGCGTGATCAAATCAAGCAGGCGGAAACCCAAACGGTGACCATCGTCGCTGATCAGACAATGGCGGCGACACCGTACTTTGGTGTACCATTGGGTGGTACACAAATGACGCAAGAACAGGCGGATCCTCGCGTCAAAGTATTGCAGAATTTTATGGAGCAGCGCGATCATTATCGTAATCTTTTGGATGGGTTGTCCAAAAAAGAAACGAGTTTCCTATCGGTTGAGCAGCGCGTTCAACACGATTTGGAAGTTGCCAAGGCAAATGAAATGTTTACTTGGTTCGCGTCTCAGTATAGTCAGACATTGAGTGCTCTCGCATCAAAGATGACGGAATCAAGCCGGTGGATGGACGCAAAATAACATTGTGGATAGAGCGCGTGGGGATAGAAATATCCCTGCGCATATATCTATTTGGGTTTTTCGCGTTTGCTGCGTGTGCTGCGTTGTTGAAACCATTATTCACAGCGCGGTGCGTCAAAGAAGAAATACATCGGTGGGACATATGAACGAAGGTCTTCAAAGGTACATTGATCAAGCAACCGCCATCATCGAGCGTTTGAAGGACACGAAAAGCCAAGACCTACAGCACATCGTTGACGTTATTCGCATGGGGCGTGGGATCATGACGCAACAGGCGCGGGAAAACGAGTCTCTCCGAAACGAACTGACTATCAAGTCCGAAACGATTAAGCAGATGCTATCGCGTCGGCCCTTAATACAGGAAGTCCCCAAGGAGCCAGCATGAGTTTGGAGAACGGATCAGTGACAGATATTTTGGAATGGTTGCACTCATCGCAGCCGTATGAAGCGTATGTGTATTATACGGGTTTTATGGCGAGAGATAGCGTTGGTGACGCTGACAATGAAAGAGCGAAGCAAATCAAACAAGTTGGTGCGTTAGCAATGGATTTGGAAGCGAAAAAGAAAGTGTTTTTGTTTCAACGAAAGCTTGGCTATATGCAATATGAGTATATCGCGATTAAGCGCAAGCCTTCGTTGTTTCGTGTTCGTCAGAGAACGTAATCCCCACGGAATACGGGGCGGCCTCGCACCTTCTCACACAATTCCGGAGGGAACATATATCCCTCCGCATCAATCGTCAGAACCGCAAACCCTTCTTGATAACGGGTGGGCGCACCCTCTGTATATTCAAATTGGGGGCCATTTACAGGGCCAAGCATGCCCGTCTCCACGCCGTAGGTAGTACCGCGCCTGTTACGATGCGCAGTGACTTGTAGGGCATGTGTGTGAGCCGTAATCATATTGATGCCAGCCTCACGGGTGTTATTGAAAGCTGTGTGGATCCCGCCACGATACCGATGGCGGAATTCAGTTTCCCCAATCGTCAGGCCCATGCAGAAATTGATCTGTGGGAAACGATCAGCAAGGCCGCCGACATACTCCGCGAGTTCCGATGCGTTCTGCATCAAGTACGCATCAACGCGGATGTCATGATTACCGACAGTCCAATAGACGTTTTTGCATTTGGGGAGCATCGTTAAGTATTCTTGAAACGTCTCAATCTCCAACGCGACTTTGGGTGCGGTGCTTCCATACATATTCGCGTATTTACTGACACGCGCACCATCAATCATATCACCCATCAATACGATAACATCGGGTTTGATTAAGTGTGCGATCCGGCAGAACGCCTGCCACATGATGGGCGGTTCACCATACCATGTGTGCAAATCACCACCCGCGAGGACAGTGACCTCTTTGCCCAAATCAAGATTTAACATGGGTGGAATGCTCCACCGCATTTTCGGTTGTAATTTTTCCGGAAGCCCATCCGGAAACTTCTTTTTCGCTGCTTCTACCCGTTTAACATATGTAATGTAAGGGACTTTTGTCATACGTGCGGCAGCAGCCATATTGTTCTGTGCCGCCATAAGAGCCTGCAAGGTTTCAACTAAAACCTCTTGACCCGCTTCTTTTGATCGCATCCTTTTAAACCTTTGCTTGACAACGTCATAAGAGCATGTTTATATTCCACATGCTCGCGGGGAGCATACGAAACAAAAGGATCCATACATGTTTGAATTAATTAGTCAATTAGAAAATGCGGCACAGGTTGCGGATGATTACGCTCGTGATTCGGGTCAAATGATGTTTGATAAAGAAGACACGGTCGAATGGAAGGCGGCTCTTTTGCTTCGTAATATTAATGAAGCGATTAACATGCTGATTGATAATACAAGGTTTACGGATGATGGTGTTATGATGACGTATCGTCAATACGCTTCATTCCTCGAAGTGATCAATCGGTTGACCTATGATCAGTAATTTGGACATCGTATGCGTGTACATCCCTGTGGGGATCATCACGTGGGCCAGCGTCATTATTTGCGTAAAAGCAATGTGTGAAATTTGTGAAGATATGGGGAAAAGAGATGGAACAGACTGATCCAAAATCGCATTTGAAAATTTTAAAAGATGCGAACGATTTTATTATGGAAAATTCAGAAGAGTTTGAGGCGACATGCGCGGAATTAGCAAACGTCATAAACGGTAAATCCCAAGCGATTGGAATTTTATGTTTGCAGACGGTTCTGGGTTCGTTGCTTGCGAGTGATCCGGAGGATAAAAACGAAATGTTTTATCGGGTCATGGTTTTGACATATGCGCAAATCCATGATGAAGAGGGCGGTAACTTTAACCTTATCAATAAAGATATGTTAAACTGATGGACGTGCTTGCGTTAGCACGGGCGCATGGGATAGAATTGCGGACGGGGAAGGCGGGGTCTTACAAGACCCTGTGTCCCCAATGCAGCCATACGCGCAAGAAAAATCATGATCGTTGTTTATCAGTGCGGATCGATGAGACGGGCATCGGTTGGCGTTGTTTTAACTGTAATTGGAAGGGCGGGGAAATAGATGATCTCGGAAATGCACAAAAGGTTGTTAGAAGGTCGGGGGCTGACGGAGACAATCGCAGAACATATGGGATGCTACTCCGGCAAGCGCGATCAGGATGGGTCAGTAATTCAAGATGAAAACGGGGACATATTTGTTTTCCCGTTTATTCGCCACGGTGTTGAAGTGGGTGCGAAGTATCGCGGCCCGCAAAAGACATTCTGGCAAAAGAAAAGTGGTGAGAAACGGTTCTTTAACGCTGATGTGTTAGAAGACCCAATGGTTCAATCGGGCGATGCG